CCCTGCAGCTCCCTGACCACCAGGGGAAGCTCGTAGTCGCGGGCCTGGAGCGCGTCGACAGCGAACGGCACGATCCACAGCAGGTTGTGGACGACGCGGGCCGCGCCCAACCCCACGATGGGCACCACCACCACGGCCTCGTCGGTCACCTGCCGCAGCGACGATAAATCTCCGGTGCAGCAGAAGAAGTGGACCAACCACCCGGGAGCGTGGAATTCGAGCAGCCGCTGCCAGGCGTCCACGGTCGTCTCGGCCCCGGTCTCCTCCCTGAACTCCCTGATCATCGCGTCGATGGGCTGCTCACCGGGCTCGAGCTTGCCGCCCGGGCCGTTGAGGAGCCCAGCCTGGAACTCGGGCCTGTTCTTCCGGACGAGGGCGACGGAGCCCATGTCGGGCGACAGCATCAGGCCGCAGGTCGCCTCCACCAGCGGGTCGGGATCGAGGCTCATCGGTCGCAGCGGCCCCTGCCGCGCCCGCGTTCGTTCTTCTCCCTGCGCAGGATCCTCGACTCCTGCTTGTTCGGGACGTGGAGCCTCCGAGCGAGCTCGGCCCTCAGCTGCTCAACGGTGACGGTGCTCGTCCCGGCGCCGTAGGTGCCGCCCAACAGATCATCGTCGACGACCTGCCGATGGGCGACCACCATCTCCTGGGTGACGTCGCTGGGCCTGATGCCGCACGTGTCGCATATGCGCTCGATCAGGTGGTGCTGGCTGCTGTTGCGCGCCGTCGTCTGCCGGAGCGCGCGGAGCAGCACCTTGGTGTGAAGGCCGGCGAGGTCGGCCGCCGTGATCGCTGGCCGTCCAGCAACGGCGCTCACCTGCACTCGCACGTCGCCGGTTTGGCGCCCCAGACCGACGTATCGCTGTAGTTGCACGACCGCATGCCTGCGTCGCCGCACCTATCAACGCAAGCAACGCAGAAGCACTCCGACTCGTACGTGCACCTCAACGACGCCGGCCGGGGCGTTGGTCGCATCAAGCACTTGTGCGTGATGTCGTTGCACGCCAACCCAGGGTCGACGCAGCCACCGTCGACGAGGCATGCCTCGTCGTAGCCACCTTTCTGCTCACAGGCGAGCAGCGTGGCGGTGAGCGCTAGCAGCTCCATCCATCTCATCGTAGCGTTCCTCCGTGCGTCAAAAGTTCCCGGGGTTCACCTGGAAGCAGGCCAATCCCATCTCGCGCCATGCGTCGACGACCTGGTTCCTATCGTCCAGGACGAAGAGGACGTTCCAGCGTCCGCGGATCTCAGCGTCGAAGATCTCCCGCTTGATGATCGAGTCGCGCCGCTGGTCGCCCGTCCGCCGCATGTAGAGGAGGCGGGGGATGCCCGGCAGGCACTTGTCCAGGAACCGTTCCGTGGGCTCGCGGTACTTGTCCTCGCGGCCGCTGGTGAAGAGCACCTTGACGTCCCCCCGTCGTTCCTCGGGAGCGATGCTGACGAGGTGCGCGTACATCGCCTTGATGCACTCCACGACGGGGCGGTTGGGAGGGTCGCGATCGCAGTTCGTCGCATCGTAGGGGGAACGTCCCGCGAGCAGCGACGTGGTCCCGTCGAGGTCGCAGTTGATGGTCGTCAGCAGCCGTGGGTCGTCGACGATCCCGACACCATCGGGCGCCGCGTCGGCGCCGGGCGCCCAACGTGGCGGGTAGTACGACTCCTTGTCGGAGAGGCTCCTTCCCTTGCCGATCCCGGCCGACCGGGCCATGTCCCTGATGACCTTCTCACCGACGACCTGGTGCCCCTCGCGCTTGGCGTCCCGCTCGATGCAGACGTCGATCGGCACGTTGACGCACCTCTCGATGACCTTGACGTCGCCGACGGACATCGCCAGCTCATGGAGCTTCCGCATCGTGGAGGCGACGAGGTGGGTGTCGTCGAGGATGACGTCGTAGCCCTCGCGGAAGGCCTGCCTGACCAGATCGCTCTTCATGCCGCGGACCAGGTCCTCGCGGGCCCTACGATCGCCGGCGTACGGATCGTTGCCCGGGCCCACGATCATCCCGCGGAGGTCGTCGCGGTTGATCCTGACCCAACGCCCGGGCTCCCGCCTGCAGAGCTTCGCTGCCTCGGTCGACTTGCCCGAGCCGGGAAGGCCCCTGAAGATCATCAACGTACGCATCACCCCTCCTGCATCCCCCTGAGCCGATCCTGCGCCCGGACGAGCTGTTGCTTCGCCCGGGCTACCTGCGCCTCAGCGAGGCTCCTTTTCCTATCGACGTCCGCGAGCTCATCGCGGCGCTTGGCGTCCTGCACCCTTTCGTGATCGGCGACGACGCGTCGCTCGACGGCGTTGAGCTCGACGAGCTCCAGCGGAAGTTCCTGCGAAGGGCTACCGCGCAGCAGCCTGATGCGTGCGCGCGCCATGGACGCTCGGACGTAGAACTTGGCGTCGACGACGTCCTGCGCCCAAGCTGAACGCCGTACGCGCCGGGACGACGATGCCCGGAAGAACTCCCCCTTACCGTTGCGGACAACGTAGAGCAGCAACGATGCCTTGGGAGGCGCCCCGTGGGTGCACCCGCAGAAATCGTTGTTCTCGTAGCTCATGCGCTCCCAGCACCGGAAACCGTGGCCGGGTTCAGCGTAGTGCTCGTGCAGGGGGTGCGAGCACTCGGGGCACGAGCGCCGGTGCGAACGGCCACAGTCGTGGTGACCACCGTGATCGTCCTGCCGTGCGCAGGAACGACCGCACCCGCACTCCATGTTGCAGAACGCCATCCTACGACCTCCTCCATGTCACGAGGAGGAATGGACCGAGCCCGAAGAGCTCGAAGCGACAGTCGTACGCGTTGATGGCCCGACCCCACAACCACCAGCGCACCTCGACGAGGCGCTCGCGGTCACCGCGCCGGACGTAGACCTCGTCGTCCATGGGGCGCACGCCCAGGTGCACGCAGGCCCGCTCCAGGTAGAGCGAGGTCAGCGCACATGCGTTGAGGAACCGCGCTTCCATCAACCGTGCTCCCGGAGGTAGCGGTCGGTCATGCTGACGATGGTGCGGTCGATCGCCACACGGTCGGGTTCACGGCGCAGGGTCGACGTCTGGTACAGGCCCTCGCACTCAGCCTCCAGCTCCTCCGCCATTTCGACGAGGGCGTCGAACGAGAGCAGGCCATTGCGAACGCCCATCAGGAACTCTCGCTCGGGGCCATCCCACCTGACCTGGACGATCCGATCCCGAAGGATCCGGATCGCTTGCATCTCGAGGCGCATCAGGTGCATGCCGTGCTTCGTGTCGTACCCGAATTTTGCCTCGAGATCAGCCCTCCCCGGATTACGGTTTTTCTTCCAGTTGAGGTACTGCTCCCAGTGCGCCACGGCGGCGCGGAAGGCCTTCTCCCGCGTGAACAGCGTGATGACGTCCTGCGGGAGCTCGACGTTCAGAACGTCCCTCGCCGTGCGAACGATCTCGCTGACCCTCTCATCGGTCGTCGCTGCATCGTCGACGGTCGGCAGGTTGAAGAGCGAGTTGAACGCTCCGAGCTCCGACTTGCTGACGACGCGATCCTCGCTCAGGCCGAAGCTGGCTCGAGAGGGAGCTCCCTTGGGAGGGTTCAGCAACCAGTCCCGGTGCGTCTTGATCCGCTTGAGCTGAGCGTGAGCGTAGCCCGTGAAGGTGAACTTCGCCTTCTTCGACAGGAATTTGTCAGCGTGCTCCCGCAGGACGTCGCCGTAGGCATCGCACTTGACGACGTCGCTGTCGGCGACGTGGAGCACCTCGATGATGTTCGGGTTGCAGTCGGCCGCCAACGACGCGAACTTCTCGAGCGAGTAGACGACCTTGTCGATGCCGTCGCTCTTGGAGCCCATGTGCTCGAGCTGCTCGAACCGCTGGGTGAAGCCAAAGTACGCGGCGGCCGGCTTGATGCACACTCCCTTGAAGTCCTCGTCGGAGGTGGGCGTGTTCAGGCCGTAGGCATGCGAACCGTGCCGGACCAGGAGGATCGTTCTTGAGTCAACGTCGAAGTTCATCGCCTAGGCCTTCCGTTCGAAGAGCGAGCCCGCACGTCGTATCCAGTTCTCGGCCGCCGAGATGAAGCGGGGGTGGGCATTGCGCAGCACGTCCCGCCACGGGGCATGGTGCGGCGGCTGCAGGCCCAGGCCCACCAGCATGGCGAAGCGCTTGGGCCGGCCCTCCAGGAGCAACGAGGGGTTCATGATGAACAAGCGCATCGCCTCCGCCATGACCTCGTGCTCATTGGGCTCATACCCGGAGACGGGCGCCTCCGTGGCCGCGACGGCCCGGATGAGGGCAAGCAGCCCCCGACGAACGTCGACGTCGCCCCGACGGTCGAGCTCAAGGTGAACGTGGTGCCCCACCTCGTGGGCGAGGATCCCAGGCGCCGTCAGGTCGGCCTTGTAACCGGTGTAGGACCAACTGAAGCCGGGCACCTTCACCGGCACCTTCGACCTGCGCAGGTTGACGAACAACGTCCCGAACCAGTACCACCCCTTGTCGTGCCAGGGGTTCCGACCGGGCGGATTCCGCGCCAGGTCAGGAGCGAACAGGTACTCATCCACGGTGGGGAGCCCGTTCAGGCTCAGGAACCCCTCCACGTACCCGATCGCACGTCGGAGCTCGAGTTCCTTGTCGTAACCGTTCGGGTCGACGATGAAGGGCTCCATGGGCACCCTACCATGGTACCGCACGGAGCCCTCGTTTTCAACCGACCTACGACGTCGCGATCGCGATTCGCTTGGGCGACGGGCCCACCCGCTTGGGGATCTTCACCCGCAGGCGACCGTCCTTCATCGACGACGTCGATGAACCGACGTCGAGGTCGCCCTCGACGGTGAACCGGCGCTCCTGGCGCGAGCTCGGGCCCGCGATGCCGACCACGATCTGGTCGCCGTCGGCGTGGAGGTCGACCTGCGTGGGGCTGACTCCGGGCAGGTCGAGGACCAGCTCGATGCCGCCATCGTCGGCAGCGACCACGCGGTGATCGTGGGCGACGATTGGCCCGCTCGTCGTCCAGGACGGGCCAGTCGCCCAGTCCCAACGATGCCCCCTCAACGCATCGATAACATCGTCGATTCTCAGCAGCATCAAACGCCTCCTTCGCTGCGAGGCGCCCTGCCCCGCAGCGGAGAACGATAATCACCTCCCGCAGGAGGTACAGGTCCCATGACCCCGGCTCAACGCACGGTGATGTCAACCCGACGTGGAGGCTGGCTAGCGGCGAGCGCGTGCAGGCGGACCGTCAGGACGCCTCGCTCGAGCTCCGCCATGGCCGTCCCCGGGTCGAACCCCGCGGGCATGCTCGTCGAGGCGCTGAACCCCTCGTCGGTGTCGGCACGGCGCCACCGGAGGCTGACGTTGCTGCTGTCAACCGTCAACGTTGCGTCATCGGAACGCATCCCCGGGACGTCGATCGAGAACTCGATCGAAGCAGCGACATGCTTGGTGCGCCACTTGGGCGTCACAACAACGATCGCTGGCGTGGAGGGGCTCCAGGGCTGCAACGGCCAAAAGTCAGGAGGACCGTAGGGAACGTCAGGCATCACGGGCTGGAACGGGTTGTGGGGCCACCACGGCGATCCGGGTATGGGATCGCCCACGTATACCGGCGGCGTGTCGCGCAAGCGCGTGTTCGTTGTGGGCATCGTGATGACGATGGGCATTGACGGGTCGACGATCATTTCTCTCCTACGTCTCACCTGAGGTGAAAGAGCGCGCCGTTCGTGGCAAGAACAGACCGCGCAGCGCGATCGATGTCTGCGTCGACGATATCGAGATCGTCGCCCGCGAGCTCCTGCGCCCCGGCCATGAGCTGCTCCCGCGTGAACGTGCTGCCGCTTACGGGCGTGAGCTCGATGGCCGCCAGCGCTATGACGGCGTCGATGGCCGCCTGATCCCTACGATTGAGAATGAACGCTCCAGCGTCGTCCAACCCCATGTCCTCAATAACCGTTTCGTATGCGTTCCACGTTGATGGCGCCCTTGTTCATGTAGGCCACGACCAGCTCGTCCAGGTCGATCCCAGCAGCGATGGCCAGCTCGAAGTAGAGGTGCAGGGCGTCGACCAGCTCCTCCTTGAAGGCCTCCCTGTCGACGTCGGGGACCAGCGTCTGCCGGTGCTGCTTCGAGTTCCTGAGGTGTTGCCCGGCCTCGAACAGCTCGTCCATCACGTGGTGCGTGATGCCCTTGAGCAGCTGCTGCCCAGGCTTCGACGTGATGTCGACCGGGAAGTCAGGGAACCCACGCCGCTCCTGCAGCAACCGCATGAAGGAGCGCTGCTGCTCCCACATGGCACGTAGGCGATCCACGCCGTCCATCAGCTGGACAGGCCTCGCGGGGGCGTGGTGATGACGAAGTTCGGATCACCGCGCGAGGCGCGCAGCTGGTTCGCCTGGTCGAGCAGCTTCTGGTGCATGGCACGCACCTGCTCCTGGTACTCCTGCGACAGGACCAGGACGTGCGGGTCGGACTCGTCGGGCACGACGCTGAGCTGCCGCAGCAGGTCGGTGCAGTCGACGCCCGTCAGCATGGCCTCCTGGACGATCTGCACGATGCGGTGGAACACGCTGTCCGCGAACTTGAACTTGCTCTCCATGCTCTCCATCCCTTCCGTTCCGTTCCTTCCTAACCCACGCTCGGAACCGTGCTCGCCGTGGTTCAATAGTTCATGATGATGACCTCGGGGGCGAGCCCCCGCGCCGAGGCGTCTGCTGCGACGGTGCGGCGCACCTCCAGCTCCTCGATCCTGTACCGCGCGTACATGCTCCTGACGAGGTCGCAGCCCGAGTTGGACTGCACGAACATGACCCCACGGCGGTCCAGGTCGTCGCAGCAGCTGAGCAACCGTCGCTGGCAGCTATCGTCGAACCCCTCACGTGTGTAGGCCGTGAAGCCTGAGACCCCAGGAGCCCTGGCGTAGGGCGGGTCGAGGTACGCTAGGTCCCCCGCTCGGGCTTCGGCCAGGTGCTCCTCGAAGTCACAGCAGCTGAGCTCAACCCCCGAAAGGGCCGCGGCGAAGGCCTCGAACGCCTCGTCGGAGAACGTAGCGTCGCGCTTTCCGTACGGGACGTTGTTGCAGCCCGTGGAAGCGCTGACCCGCCACAGCCCCTGGAACGACGTCCTGTTGAGGTAGACGAACCTGGCCGCCCGCTCGACGGGCGGCAGCGACGCAAAATCGGGCGCCCTGTCCAGGGCCCTGACGGCGTAGTACGCCTCCTTACCGGAGGGGTAGCTACGCGCAACCGACAGCACGGCGCGCCAGTCGTGCACCACCTGTTGGTAGCAGTTCACCAGCTCCCCGTTGAGGTCAGCGGCCCGAGCGCGGGGCGGTGCCAGGCCCAGGAGCACGGCCGCGGATCCCACGAACGGTTCGTGGTAGGTCCCGTGCTCCCCAGGAAGAGCGTCGACGATGCGCTGCAGCGTGCGCTGCTTGCTGCCGACCCAGCGGATTATGGGGCGTGTTGCCATGGCAATCGTCAACGCTTCGTGGCGCGGAGGTGCGCAGACCGGAACGGTTCGACCGCGTCCATGATGGACCTGTGGACGTCGTCGATGGCAAGCGAGTTGTCGACGAGGACGTGATCGGTGGGGTTGGCGAGGGCCCACTGGCGGTAGTCGTTGCGGACCCTCGCCTGCAGGTCATCATCGCTCTCGTAGGAATCGTCCGCCAGCGCATCGCGCCTGTACGATCGCGTCGACATGACGATCGTCAACGTTGGTTGCAGCAGCGTGCGGTAGAACCACATGATCAGCGGGAGGAAGACGCCCGTCGCGTTGCCGTAGATCACCGACGACAGGCTCCAGCGGTCCAGGACGATGACGTCGGCCAACGCGCCCAACGTGGGCAGCACGCGGTGCTGGAACGACAGCTTGTTGACGAAGTGAACGGCCTGGAAGATGTTCGGGAGGCGCTTTGCCAGCCCGTTGCCCAGGGCCCAGTAGATGACGCCGTACGACCAACTGCACTGCCTGCTGGGAATCTCCGCACGGACGGCACGATGGCCCATCCGCCGCAGCTCCGCGCACAGCAACCGCGACTGAGTCTCCTTCCCGACCTTGTCCGGACCCTCGAGGGCGATGATCAGCATGCTCGCGACACTACACCCGCAAGGGTTCAGATGTCAATGCTGCGCCCGGGCCGCGCCTTCGAGAAGTCGTGCTCATCGACGATCAGCTTCCGGGCCTGGACCCACCCATGCAGGTTGCTGTGCAGGCCCAGCGATGGCCGTCGCTCGTCCCCCTGCATCGGCCGCGCCGCGTGCTCGAACGGCGACATGTGCCCGTTGCTCAGCAGCCGCCTGCACAGCTCAACGTCAGCACGTGGGTCGCGCTTGCCGTCGTGCGTCAGGTAGGAGACGCGAGCGCAGCGGCCGACGCAGACCTCGATCAGCCCGCGCTGGTCGTAGCCCGCAGCGCGAAGGTCATCCTCATCGTCGACGAGCGGCAGGTGCCACTCGCCCCAGCCCAGCTGGCGCGGCGTGCTGGCGTCCATGGCCGACCACATCAGATCAGCGCCCCTACGAATTTCAGGTTGGGCTTCGGGGCCCAGGCGCAAGCCCCAGAAGTTGCTCCAGTCTGTCGCTGTGACGATCACCGTGTGCCAGAGGAACGGTTCCAGCAACCTGTTGGCGATCTGCTTGTGCAGGTCGAGGCGCTGCAGGTCCATGACGACGTCGACGGCATGGTCGCGCTGCTCGAGCCAGTACCTCTCGGCCCGGGCGCGCGCCTCAGGATCCAGCTCCTCCGCGGCCTGCATGCCCCGCTGGTTCCTGCCCCAGTAGATGGGCACGAACGGATCGTCCTTGACGCGCTGCAGCATCTTCTCGACCGGGATGGCTCGGGAGGAGGCGCTGTTCCTGCTGAAGGCGCGGTGGGTGTTGAACTCAGCAAGGACGATGCGTGGGAACGTCACCTCCATCGTCGTCAAACGATCGCCGCTCGGGCTGACGCTGTCCCTGATTACTCGTGCGCTGTACGCCATGGGTCCTGCTCCGGGGTGCGTTGAGTATTCTAGCGTGGCCACGTGGCGGCCAAGCTGGCACCGCCGACCGTTTATGGGTACACCCTCGACGCTGCTCTGGTTTCAGCGCCCGATCAGAATCGGCGCATGAAGCTGAACAGCCTGTCGTCGACCAGGTCGTACACGTCGCGCTCCAGGTCCGCGCACGTGTCGGCCACGGCGTCCATGGCCTCTCGTCGGTCGACCGGCGATCCGCTGTTGGAGATGGCGTAGCTGGCGATCCTGCGCTTGACCAGGTCCACGAACTGGGCCGTGTCCTGCCGCAGCAGCCACTCCGGGATGCCGCCAGCTAGCTCCTCCTTGACGAGGCTGCGCAGCTCGCCCATCCTGATCAGCACGTTCCTAGGCCCCTGGGCCGCGGTAGTAATCACCGTTCACCAGCCTGTCGACGACGCTCTTGGCCGCTTCACGCGACGATTCCATGACGGTCCGGACCAGCTCGGCGCAGGCTGCGTTCACCTGCGTGCGCCATGCGGCTGCACCTCCCGCCGCGACCATCGAGGGATCGTCAGGATCGTACAGCGTGCTGAGGTAGTCGTCGACCGCCGCGTCCAGGGCCACCTCCATGGCGACGAGCAGGTCGTGCTCGACGCCATCCTCTTCCCGGATCGGCGATTCGACCACGCGGATCCCAGGCGCGAACGCCTCCCTCACCAGGGCGCGGAGCTGCTGCCTGCCCAGCTTGACGACGCGCTGACCCGAACGTGCTGGTGAACTTCCCATGTGGCTATGTAGGAACGCGCTAGCACTTGCTCCAGCCGCATGCGCCGCAGCTGACGCAGCCCTGCTGGTACAGCAGCCCGCTGGATGAGCAGGTGGGGCACGACTTCTCGACGGTGACGACCGCGCCGTCCTTGATGTAGCCCTTGAGCACCCGTGCGACGACGCTGGAGAAGCTCTGCAGGTCGCTGTGCTTGTCCTTCCTGAGCTGCTCGACCAGGTACTGGATCGGGACCCCATGCCGCATCGAGAGCGAGATCATTCGCGTCAACGCACCATGCTCAGGGTTGTCGAAGAGCGAGACGACGTCCTTCAACAGCAGCTGGTCGTCATCACCGATGGGGATGGCCAGGTTGTACGTGGCAACGCCATCCCTCCTGCCGTTACGGACCAGCGACCCGCTCCGTGTCCTCTTGGGCACGTCGACGTGCCGGCTGAGGCCGGCGAAGACCTCGTACGGTCGACCGTCGAGGGTGCCCACCAGCACCAGGTACTGCTCGCCCCTGATGCTGACGCGGTGAACGTCGCACGGCAGCTCACGCGGGCGCTTGGGCGCCTGCGTCTCAACGATCGCGGGAGGTTGCTGCTCGACCGGCACAGCGACCGCGCTGTCGACGATGACGGCATCACGGCTGCCCTTGCGGTAGACGGTGACGCCCTTGCAGCCCGTCTCCCAGGCATGCATGCACAGGGCCGCGACGGTCTCGACGGTGACATCCTTGGGCAGGTTCGTGGTGTTCGAGATGCTGTGGCAGACCCAACGCTGCGCGGCGGCCTGGATGTCGACCTTCCGGAGCGGGTCGATCTCTTCGACCGTCGCCCCATGGTACGGGGACCTAGCGGCGTCGCTCTCCCCCGTGACCTCCATCCAGTGCTCGAGGCCCGGGTGAAGGAGGTCGTAGTGCTGCCAGGAGTCGCCTAGGGCATCGACCTCGTCGACGCGGGCAGCCTTGTCGGCCGCCGTGATCTTGCGCTTGCGCCTGCTCTTGAGGAACAGCACGGGCTCGCAGCCCGACGTCGTGCGCGTCATCAGCGAGCCGCTGCCCACGGGGGCGGTCGTCGTGTTGGCGATGTTGCGTCGGCCGTAGCGCTCGTAGTCCGCTCGCAGCTCCGGATCCTCGCCCATGACCCGCTCGATGAACGGATGGCCGCGCTCCAGGCCGTGCGAGAAGGCCGGAAACGGCCCCCTGTCGCGGGCCATGTCGACTGAGGCCCGGTACGACCTCAGCGCTAGGCAGCGGTAGATGCTGTCCGTCAACGCCACGGACGCATCGTCGCCGTACCGCATGTTCATGGCGGCGATGGTGTCACCCAGGGCCGTGATGCCGAGCCCGGTGCGCCTACCGTTCAAGCATGCGTCGTGGATCTTCCGCCACAGCTCGAGCTCGGGCTGCTTCACGACCGCTGGTTCAGGATCAGCGCTGATCTTGGCGATGACGCGGTCGATGGCCTCCAGCTCCAGGTCGATCAGGTCGTCCATCAGCTTCTGCGCCACGTACACGGCCCTGGAGAAGCCCGCAAAGTCGAAGCGCGCTTCGGGTGTGAACGGCCGCTCGACGAACTTCAACGGGTTGACGAAGAGGAGCCGGCACGAATCGTAGCGTGGGAGAGGCAATTCCCCGCAAGGATTTGTGCTGATTGACCGGTACCCGCACCCGGCGTAGGCATCGGCCGGCCCCATGCGTATCACGGTGTCCCAGAACAGGATGCCGGGTTCGCTGCAGTCGCGCATCGCGCTGACGATCTCGGTCCAAACCTCTCGAGCGTTGACAGTGCGCTCCATGAGGTAGTGCCCCGGGGCAGCGTCGACCGGGAAGCGCTGGTGGTACGTCCCACCGTCACGAACGGCGCGCATGAACTCGTCGGTGACGCGGACGGAGACGTTCGCTCCGGTCACCTTCTTCCTGTCGCGCTTGATGTTGACGAAGGTGGAGACCTCGGGATGGTGCACGTCGATCGTCAGCATCAACGCGCCGCGGCGGCCACCCTGCCCGACCTCGCGGCACGTGTTGCTGTACCGCTCCATGAAGACGCCGATGCCGTCGGTCGTGCGGGCAGCGTTGGCGGCAGGCAGCCCACGTGGGCGGATCGTCGACATGTCGAAACCGACGCCGCCGCGGCGCTTCATGATCTGCGCTTCCTCCTGGTCAGCGTGCATGATGCCACCGTACGAGTCGTACGGTGGATCGATGACGAAGCAGTTCGACAGCGACTGGATCTGGTGCGGGTTGCCGATCGCCGACATGGGGCCGCCCTGCGGGACGACCTCCCACCGTGAGAGGTACCCGTAGACCTCCTCCTCGCTCATCGGGTTAGGATAGCGGGCCTCGATCCGAGCGAACTCCTTCGCCAGGCGGAGGTGCATGTCCGACGGCGTGCGCTCGTAGAGCTGCCCACGCAGGTCCTGCAGGGCGTACTTGCCGGCGAAGACGTCGGCTGCCAGCTCATCGCCGGAGAAGTACTCAACAGAGGCAGCTCGTGCCTCCTCGTAGGTGTAGGGCATCCGTCCGCTTCCTTCTGAGGGGGGCAATCGCGTGGGTGGCACGTCAGCAGCGCACAAGGTCGTGGGCACGCAGGTAGAGGCTACCTATTCTAGGCAGCGTTGGTTCCACGATTGGGATTCGTGCTTTCATCGCCCCTGAGCTCCTCCCACTTCCGCAGGAGCGTTCGCTTCATCTCCTTCTCGTCGTCGGCGCGGGCGACCTCCAGATCGCCGGCAGCTCCCGTGATCTTGAACTTGCTGCGGGCAGTGTCGATGCGAGCGGGGTAGACGAGGCCGTCGCGCCCCGCACGGTTCTTGGCGACGTAGATGCGCCCATGGCCCGACGACTTCTCGTGCGCCCTGCGTGAGATGCTGACGACCACGTCGGCGACGAACGCCTTGCCGTACGCCTCGCTCATATTGCCGAGGTCGACGATGTCGGCACCCGAACCCTCCTTGTTCGACTGCGACGCTGTCCAGATCGGGACCTTCCGCTCGTCGGCAAGGCTCCTCAGCTCCTCGTAGATCAGCTTGAGCTCGTGCCGCAGCGAGTCGTACTGCCGCGTCGACCGCATGATGTCCGCGTAGTCGATGAGGATGAGCCCGGGGCGGAACCCCTTGACGTCCAACCGTTCGATGTGCGCCCGGAGGTTGTACACGGTCGCCGTGTTGGTCGGGAAGAACTTGATGCGCAGCCGGCCCAGCTGCTGGTTCTTGTACGTCTCCAGGACGCGTTCCTTGTTGTCGATCACGTCGCTGGAGTCGATGTCGCACAGGTTGCTGTCGTACCGCAGGCCGACGGCCGCCTCCGCGAGCTCGAACGTGTAGTGCAGGACGTTGACGCCGGCGCGCATCGCGTTCGCTCCGAAGAACGTCAGCATGTGGCTCTTGCCGACACCCGTCGGCGCCACGACGACGCCCAGCTCCGAACCGCCCAGGCCCCCGTTGAGGACGTCCTTCCGGTCAAGCTCGTCGAGCCCCGTCGCGACGGCGTTGCGCTGCAGGCGGGTGAAGCGGCTCTCGTGGTCCTCGAAGAAGTCGTGGCCCAACGATGGCGTGGTCCCGACCACGACCGCCTTCTTGATGCCCTCGACGATCTGCTCGTACTTCTCGGCCTGCATCTGGTCGACGGCGTCGTTCAGGGCACGCTTGAGGGCCTGCTTCCTGCAGAAGTCCAGCGACTTCTCCTTGACGTACTGGAGGTCCCCCGAGTCGGGGTTCGCCCGCATGCGGGTGAGGTAGTCGATGATCTGGTCGCGCAGCACCTGGTCGACGCCGACGCGCAGCTCGTCGCGGATGATGGTCACCAGCAGCTGCAGGGTCGGGAAGACCCGGTACTTCCTGGCGTACGTGAAGTACCTGTCGGCCAGGAAGTGCAGGTACTTCACCTCGAGGTACTCGACGTTGAACACCTCGGTCATCTGCTCGGCGAAGACCTTGTCGACCAAGAGGGCCTGGACGATCTTCTCCTGGAAGGATTTGCCGTACTGGCCGAACGTTGCCTTCTGCGCTTCGCTCATCTGTCCTCAACCTCTTCAGTGGTGTGGGCACGTGCCCGGCAGCGGGAGCCGTGATCTCTACGAAGGTGGATCCCCGTGCGCTCCAGCCCGAGCACGTGGAACACCTCAAAACCCGCCATCGGAAGCGACCAGCTCCATGCCGTCGATGCAGTGAAAGGTGTAGAAGAAGTCCTCAACGTTGAAGTCGTTGATCCCCTCCTTGACGAGGAGCTTGACCAGGCGAACCCGGTCTGCCCGTGGGACGAACGACTCGATGAGCCTGAGGTTGGCTGCCTGCTGGTCAGCCGGTACCATGCCCCCGTTCAGGTAGACCAACCGCCAGTTGCGCTGGACCTCGGCGGCATGCTCAGCGATGCGCGAGTAGAGCCTCGATTCGTCGGCATGCGAGCTAGCGTAGCTCAGGACGTCCTGCAGCAGGACGTCGTCGGGGGCCCCCAAGAAGGGGAACAACCGCGAGACGGTCCGGAACCCGACGCCCTTCACGCCCGGGACGTTGTCGCCAGGGTCGCCGCACAGGGCCTTCGCGATGCCGAAGTGTCGGGCCTGGACGCCGAACTCCTGCATGACGTCCTCAGCGTGGACGAACGTCTTCTTGTGAAGGCTGTACATCGAGGTGTTCTCGTCGAGAAGCTGGTAGAGGTCCTTGTCCGACGACACGATGACCTTGCTAGCGTTACGGAACGGGCCGCACGTCAACCACGCCACCAGGTCATCGCCCTCGCAGTCGCTAGCGTACAGCTGGCAGACGGGGGCGCAGCGCAGCATGCCGAGCAGCGCGATGACCTGGTGGCGCCTGTTCTCCTCCGTGTCGGGGATGTCGTCCTCGTAGAAGCGGTTCAACCGCCCCGGGGCACGATTGAGCTTGTATTCGCTCAGCAGGGCGCGCCGGCGGGCCGAACCGCCGCCTTCCCAGCACACGTACGCTGCCGACGGTTGGATCTCGTTGACGATCCTGCGCAGCGTCTTGAGGAAGCCCACGCAGCCGCCCATCTGGTAGCCGTGCGACGACATCGTGGGGTATGCGCAGTACGACCGCACGAACATGTTCATCCCATCGCAGATCAGGATCGGTCGATCGGTGGTCACTGTGCACCTCTGCTCATCGTTGCGGACTGTAGCACTCCCCATCCCCAAACTTCAACCTCTCGTGACCTGGACGGTGCGGCATCGTAGCGGCGCCTACCTATCAGCATGACAGCTTCCCTGCTGCAGGAGTACGTGTCCCTGATGATCGAAAAGATACGAACCAAGAAGGGCATCGACAGCCGGCTGGGGACCAAGTTCGACATCAGCAAGTTCAAGTCCCTGCATGGGCTGGCGCTCCTGCAGCAGTACGCCGAGACGTTCCTCGAGCCGCTGGGGCGGGGCAGCTCACGGATCGCGTTCCTCCTGAGCGGGAAGTACGCCCTGAAGATCGCCCTCAACGAGAAGGGCATCGACCAGAACAAGGCCGAGGTCGACGTCTACACCAACCCGAAGTCCAAGCACGTCGTCGCACGGATCTACTCGGCCGATCCCCACGACCAGTGGGTCATCGCTGACCTGGTGAAGCCCCTGAACAGCGTGGACGAGTTCGAGCAGCTCGCTGGGATCGGTTGGAAGGAGTTCTGCGGTTACGTCAACGCTGGAATCAAGGAGAAGCACGTGGACCCGAGCGCGCCCCCGTTCGCGCGCGCCGTCGTCCATACCGCGCTGGACAACAACCTGCTCCGGGGCGACCTGGCCCAGCAGGACTTCACCCGAGATCCCAAGAACGATTCCCTCCCGCACTGGGGCAAGACGCCCGACGGGCGCGTCGTGCTCCTCGACTACGGCTTCACGGGCGAGGTGTGGCGGTCCCACTACTCCAGCTCGAGTTCCCCAGCGCAGACGCGGACCGCGGGCGCCCCCGTCGACGCCAACGCCAAGACGCAGAGGGCTGGGCGCGGCGACACGTCGCGTGTGAGCGGCACCGCTAGGACGCAGCCGGCCCACCGTGCCAGCGACGAGAGGACCACGCAGCCCCAGCAACCCCCGAAGCCCAGGCCGTCCACGAACGACGAGAAGACTCGACGCTAGGCAACGCGCGGAGCGCTCCCCAGCAACCGCTTGATCTCCTCCACCAGCTCGCTGGGCGCGCGGTCAAGGTCCTCCTCGCGGAGGTTGATCCGCTGCCACGTGTCGCCGAGCAGCAGCGTGAGGACGAGCGTACCCCCTTGCTCGTCCTCGTACGCGATGCTGTGCCGCTGGTGGGCTCGCGTCGACGGAATCTCGGCCTGGCAGAAGCGCAGCAGCTCCAACGCTGACCTCATGCCAGCACCAGGTGGACGGTGCCGTACCAGCACGGCACCGCGTCGTCCGGGCCGCCGGCGGCGACGACCACCCTCACCTGCTCGTCGCCGATTGCTGGAGCATGGTGAACGCGGAACAGCGGCGTGGCTCCGACCAGCTCGACCTGCCTGGGCGAACGATCCGGTCGATCGTCGGCGGCGTCGCTGCATGCTTCCCACAGCTCGCTGAGCCGCAGCAGGTCGATCGGCCTGGACCCTGAGTAGACGTCGCACGATTCGACCTGCGTCCTCCCGAGCTTGTCGAGCATAAGGGCCCTGAGCGATCGACGGCAGCCGTCGATCGCAGCAATGAGGCCGTCGACGTCGTCCGACACGGGCCAGCTGCAGTCGACGTCCATCAGCCGACCCCCGTCGAACCGAAGCCGCCTGCACCGCGGTCCGTGGCCGGCAGCTCGTCGACCAGCTCGAACCTTGCTTGCACGACGGGCGAGAACACGAGCTGCGCGATCCGATCACGAGCCAAGACGTAGTGCGTCTCGTCCGGGCCCACGTAGTAGAGCAGGACCCGCAGCTCGCCGCGGTAGTCGGAGTCCAGCGTCCCCGGGGAGTTGAGGACGATGACGCCCTTGGAAGCCAGGCCCGAACGTGACCTGACCTGGCACTCGTAGCCCTCAGGCACCTCCAGGAATAATCCCGTCCGGACCATGGTCGGTACCCCTTTGGGGAGGTCGATGTCCTCCGCAGCGTGGACGTCGCACCCCGCGGAACCGGCCGTCTGGTAGGCCGGCAGCCGGGCGTTCGGCCCCTCCAACCGGGCTCGGACGCGCATCAACCGTCCCCCGGCTCGGGTTCCTCGTCGCCGGCGTCCGAGGGTCCGCCGGCGTCGTTCGACATGGCGGCCCCGCCGACGACCGTGTAGGCGGCCTCGATGGCCTTGTCGACGAAGGGCTTGTACGCCGGATCGGCCATGATCTCGTTGAAGCTAGCCTTGTAGAACTTCTTCTCCACCAGCACCTCGCCCGTCGCCTCGTCGGAGACCTGCAGCAGGCGCCACGCTGATTTCCCCGAGATGTTGATGTTGATCGTGGACGTGTTGCCCTTGGCGTCGGTGTAGTCGGTGAGGACCTTGTGCGATTCGCAGTGCTCACGCACGTGGTCGAAGATGTACTCGTGCTCGACGATCCCACGCCCGTAGATGATGTCGAACTCGAACTTGCGGTGCGCCGGCGCGACCTTGTTCTTCTTGATCGTGGCGATGACGTGGATCCCGACGACGTTGCCCTCGCCGTCCTTCACCTGGGTGCCGGACGTCAGCTTGATCCGGATGGTGGCGTGGTACGGGACGGCCTTGCCGCCGGGGGTGATGTCGGGGTCGCCGTGCGTCACGCCGATGGCGGTGCGCATCTGGTTGAGGCACAGCATGGTGACGTTGTTCTGCCCGATGACGCCAGTGACCTTCCTCATGCCCTTGCTGATGACGCGCGCCTGCAGGCCCACGGTGTCCTTGTCGTACTCACCCTCCAGCTCCGCCTTGGGTGACGTCGCCGCGATCGAGTCCCAGATGACGACCACGGGGACGTCCTTCCGCTTGTCGATCACCGACTTCGCCAGCAGGATGGTCCTCTCGATGGTCTTGAAGACGTTCTCGGTGCAGTGCTCGTCGACGTACACGAACCCCTTACGGATGTTGATCCCCATCTGCTGGAGCTTTTCGATGGGCGTTGCGTTCTCGGTGTCGATGTAGATGACGATGCCGCCCATCGCCTGGGCGACCGCCGCGGCGTGGTAGGCGAGGTGCGACTTGCCGATGGAGGGCGGCCCAAAGATCTCGATGACGCGGCCCTCGGGGTAGCCCCCGCCGGACGTGTTCCGGATCCCGTAGTTCAGCTGGATGGACCCCGTGTGCAGCCAACGCTTCACCGTCGTCGGCGCCTCGGTCTCCGCGAGGTTGTACGCCACCCTCATCCCGAACTCCCTGTTCAGGTCGCTGATCAGGGTCCGCGTCAGGTCGTCGATGTCATCGCCCTTGGGCTTATCGCCGGGCGCTGGCTGCTGCTTCTTCGCCATGGTGTTCCTTGCATGGGTCGTGGGATGGGTTCTACGCTACGCGAAAGCACAGCAGCGCCCGACGAGGTGAGGCGTCCGGGCGCTGCTGGGTGCTCGTGCTGCTCCTGCGCGAAGCAGCGATCGGTCAGTCGTCGCTGTTGTCCTGCATGAGCTCCTCGAAGGCGTTGTCGAGCGACGACTTGGTCGCCTCCCCGTCCGTGGCGTCGACGTCGACCTCGGGGGCTCGGGCGGTAGTCTGCTGCCGCTTGCCGCCTCCGGAGGAGCGTGGTTGCTCGCTTGCAGCGCCCTTCGCGGGCTTCGAAGCGGCAGCTGCCGGCGTGACCTCGTCCACCAGCTTGTCGAGCTCATCCTTCCCGCCAGGCCCCCGAGACGTACCGTCGCCCTTCGTGGGCTCCGCCGCGTCGCCGGCCAACCACACCTTGAGGACCTGTTCGATCTCAGCCTCGGACTTCAGCGGGTACATGTCATCGATGTTGGGGATCTCATCCAACCACTTCTTCGCCTGCGCCGAGTCGTCCGACAGCTTGGACGTCTTCCTCGCAGGGTCGATCGTGATGTCCATCACCTGGCGGTCGTTGAAGCGCTTCTTGCTGGGGGTCACCACGACCTTGAGGTCGAAGCCGTTCTCGATGTCGAGGATGTCGCCCACGTCCTCGTCGGTGAAGAAGCCCAGGAGCCGCTGGTACGTGAACGGGTTGAAGCCCCAGACGATGACGCCCTTCTCCTCCTGGCCCCTGATCACGATGGGCATGTACGCCGTCATCTTGGCCATCAGCTTCTTGGCTAGCTCGCGATCCTCGGGCTTCTTCGTCTTGAAGAGGCTTCGGGAGAAATCGTTGATGGGATCGGGCTTGCCGAACTGGGCCGGTGCCAGGATGCGCGGGTTGCTGCCCAGGTAGTAGAAGCGCCGCTCCAGGAACGGCATGCCGTCGGGCGTGCTCTTCCATGGAAGCCCCCTGACCCTGTACTCGCCGGCGTCCGGCTTCCACAGCTGGACGTTCGACGTCTTCATCTGCCCGCTAAGCTCCAATACCCGCTTCTTGATCGCTTCCAGGTTGACAGCCATTTCCTCTTTCCCCTCTTCCTCGAGCCATGAGGCGGCAAGGCATCACAGCATCACGTCCCTAATCTACACAACCACGATCGGCTTGGTTCAGATGAACCCCACCTTTGATCTAAGGTGTTTCCTCTGCCTGCTTCCCCTGATCGGACGGCACCATGCAGCCCACGGCTCCTGCTGCGCCCGATGTTTCATCGACGTTTTTTCGTTCGTTGGGCCCCGATGAACTGGGCCGTCGAACGCTGGAACGTGCTTCGAGGAACATGCGAACGTACGCTCGAAGCAGCTCCACGCCCATGCAGGGGTAAATAGGAGGTCATCAATCTTCCGTGGGCCAGAAATCGACCCTCTTTTCCACCATCGTCGCTACGTAGTCGCTGGTCATCAGACCGTAGACGAGGGGCGTGACCTTCAGGCAGTACGGCTTGTTCTCTTCGGGCGAGAACCCATCGTTCAGCTTGACGGCCAGGCTCTCGTCGGCGGTCAGCTGGACGCCGTAGTGCTGTAGCAGGAAGAGGCTCCTGTCGGGGGTGGTCATGTAGGGCAACGAGTCGTTGTACTTGTACACCTCGCCCATCTTCTCGCGCCGCCAGTTGTCGACCTGGTCGACGTAGAAGTCGTTCGATGGGCTGCGCCCGGGCATGCCCACCTTCCCGACGTCGTGGAAAAGCGCTGCGATGATCATGCTCTCCTTGGGAAGCTTCCACGAGAACGACCGGTTGAGGATGATGAGGTGGTTCAGGACGCGCAGCGAGTGGTCGACCAGGCCGCCCGGAAAGGCACCGTGGAAGTCACGCTTCGCTGAGGCTGGGCACAGGCACAGGCGCTCATCGAGCTCGTCGAGCATCGACGTGACGGCCGGCGATCGATCGCCCAACCGTGTGCACAGCTCGTAGTACCGGTGCCAGTTGCTGTTGATGTCCTCGGGGGTCAGCATGCATGGATCCGTACCAAGCACCGTAGCAGATGTTCATGAGATCTGCTCGAGCTTCAGCTTGAAGCGCTGGACGTAGCCGGGCACCCTGACCTGGTCGATCGACCGCACCGCACGCAAGTCGTCCTCATGCACGTCCAGCAGCATCGCATCGTGCAGCACGAAGACCGGTCGCACCCCGGGGGCCACGTCCCTGAGCCGATCGAGCACCCGGCTGAAGCCCAGCATCGACACGTCGACCCCCGTCGACTGCCCGTAGTAGGCGACGAGGACGTGATCGCGAGGATCATCCACGGTCATGGGACGACCGTAGCGCCCGAGCAGGAAGCCGTCGCGCAGGTACTGCGATTTTATGCGCTGCAGCAGCTCGCTCGTGCCGAGGTAGCTCGCGATCCTTGACACGAACGTCGAGAGCTCGCTGCCCGAGATGCCGAGCTGCTCGCCCAACGCCTGCTTGCTGCTGCCGTACATCTCGCTGATGACGGCGCCCTTCACGAGGCGCCGCTCGTAGCCCAGCTCCCGGCCGATCATGCCGTACAGGTCGGCGTCCTCGCACCGCCTACCGTGCTCGTAGAGCATGATGCGGGCCTCGAGCGCTGCGAAGTCGAGAGCGAAGATCGCCCCGCGTGCCCCGTGCACCGACCTCAGCATCCTGCGGTGCTCGCGCTTGAGGGTGAGTATCTGCGGGCCCGACCCGACCACGAGGCGCCCGGTGAGCGTCTTGAACCGATCGTAGACGACGGGCCTCGCGAGCCCATCCGGGCCCGGCTCGAACGACGTCGTCGCCGGGACGTTCCCGACTCCTGAACCCACCAACCCGCTCCAGGTCTCACGGTCTACAGCGCACGGGACCAGGCTCGCCAGGACGCGGGACCCCGCCTCCCATGCGGTCTCATAGTACCTGGTGGGCAGCTGAGGCAGCGCCGCCATGGCATCCCCCACGATCCTGTCCACGAAGCGACGGTGCTGCGCCCTCGGCATGAGCAGCTGCCATGGCACGTCGGCTGGCAGCGAGCCCGACAGCTGCTGGGCCTGCCGGACGTGCTCCGCGGGAGGAAGCAGCCCGATCCCAACGTTGCCCAACCGCAGCAACGTGTCGAGGCACCTGGTCACTCCCCCCTTCAGGTTACCGTCGAGGAACCACGCGCCGTCAGGCACCCGATCGGTCCAGCTGGGGACGTCGTCGTCCAGCACCGCGCGGTGCTGCGCGGTGCCGAGCAACCGGGAGCTGACGCAGACTCGGGGCACGCCACCAACGTACCCCAGCCTAGGCCGGCCCTACAAGATCAGGCTGCAGGATCCTTGGGCACGTCGCCCCGGAGCAGCGCGATCTGCTGGACGATGTTGGGCGCGCCCTCGAAGACGCCGTAGGCGTCGGAGTACCCGAACGTCCACTGCGTCTCGAACTTCCCGGGCGAGAAGGTGTGGTTGTGGCCGGTGACGATGTAGAGGTTGTCCAACGTCGTCCCCGTCTGGAAGTCGATGAAGTACTGCTGGGCCATCGTCGCCAGCGGGTTACCCAGCGACATCATGTTCATCTGGGCCGGGATGACGCGCAGCGGGATGCCCATGTCGCCCGAGCCGTTCGGGTTGGCGTTGTTCCTCACCGTCTGGCTGCGGATCATCTGGACGGTGCTAAGCAGCGGGTCAGCCTTCGACGCGAGGTTCGCGGTGGTCACCGTCGTCCCGTTCGAACCGAAGACGATGGTGGGGACGAGCTTGGAGACCACGTCCTTGATCTGCTGGTTGCTGCTGAAGGCCCCCATGTCGGTGATCTGAACGGCACCCCGAGCGACGTCCTCCTGCAGCGAGGCACCCACCGCCCTACGGAACGACTCGAACGTGTCCTCGGGCTTGGGCGAGTACTGCCTGAACCTGTCATCGATCCCCGGGTTGACGTTGATGAACCCCGTGTTGTTCACGTTGCGAAGCAGGGCTCGTGCTGCCCGGTGGGCGTTCGTCTGCTTGTCGTAGACGTGGATCCTCATGATGCGGCGTGCTGCGTTCCCCTGCGAGTCCCTGATGCTAATCGCCCGGGCGTCCCTGGCCGAGTACCCCAGCTGCTGCAGGATGTCGCTGTCGCCTGCCTCGTCGGGGCGCTCATGCGTCGACTCCACGTACATCTCGACCACGGGCTTACGGAACGGGCCGTAGCGCGCGGTCATGCTCGCGAGGGCGCTCTCGAAGTTGCCCTGCATGTCGTGCTTGACCTGGGCCTCGCGACCACGAGCGTATGGCTCGTAGTACGTCGACAGACCGTAGCCCAGGGCCCTGTTGTCGAGGAACTGCGCGTTGATCACGAGGGCGAGGAAGTCCTCCAGCGTGATCTTCTCGCCGCCGTTCGACACCACGAACTCCCTGAACTGGTCGAGGAACATCGGCATGTTAATCGGGAACTCGGCGATGCTGTGGTTGCTGATGGGCCCGCACTGGTCGTTGAGGTTGTAGAAGATGACCTGGACCTCGTCCGCGGCGTCAGGGACGCTCATGATTGCTCGAAGCGCGAAGACGCTGAAGAGCTTGCCGAACGAGACGACGGTCCTGCTGACGTGCGAGACGCTGGTCTCGGGCTGCCTGTTGAGGCGCCCCACGATGGCAGTCACCTCCTCGCCCAGGTCCTTGCCGGGCCCGGGGAGGAACGGGTCGGGCCCGGACCTGACCTCGAAGAACATCGCCTCGAGCACGCTCGTCAGCCGGGTGTTGTAGCGCTCCTTGAAGTCGAACTTCTTGGGGTCTCGCTTGTCGGGAGCGTAGAGCTCCCGCATGGAACCGATGAGCCCGCTGAGGGCCTCACGGTCGATGCCGGCGGTCCTGACCAGCGATCGTTCCAACGCATCGATCTGGCGCGTCACCTCGCCGGCGGTCATGTCAGGGAACTCGCCGACCTCGGCGGCGTCGAGGACCTGGAACGCACGGATCTCCTTGCTGATGCCCTCGGGGGGGTCGAGCCTGAGGATCCTCCTGTAGTTCGACACCATCTCCGTCAGGCGCTGCAGCTGCTGCGTCCTGAACGACATGTCGAGCCTGTTGTCGGTCACCTTCAGCTCGCGAAGCTCCGGAACGCCCTTGGTGAACAGCTCGAGGTTGATGGTGACCTGGCCCAGGTTGTCGAACGCGAAGCTCGAGTTGACGATGTGGTACGCTTCCCGCATCATCATGTTGTCGTTGACGTACTTGAAGTACGGGTTCGCATCCCCACGGGAGGGGGCGCGCCAGCCGTACGTCATCCAGATGGTGACGCCCGTGTAGACGCGTGGCCGCAGCAGGTCGCTGATCTCGTTCAGGCGTGACCGGTCGTGGACCTTTATCGAGAGGTTCGCCTTCTTGTAGCAGTAGAACCCCGCCCCGCTGGGCTTCGAGCTGATGCTGACGTGCTCGAGGGTGGCGAACGGCCGGAACGGGTCGAGGACGTTGACGTAGCGATCGCCCATGGTGCCGGCGCTGGCGTTGGGCAGCGGGTTCGTCAGCGTCTGGGGGCTCGTGAAGACCTCCATCCCGGCGAAGTCCAGCTCCCTCCTCCCGCCGGCGTCCTGAACGTCGACCTGGTGGGCCTCCACGATGGCCGCGTCAGCCTCGCTGAGCTGCCCCTTCCGGGCAGCGCCAAGCAGCAGCTTGAGCTGCCCCAACGCCTGCAGCCGGTCGGACGGGTCCCTGGTGAACTGGAACTCGACCTGCATGTGCGGGACGAGCTGGCTGAGGACCACGCTGGGCATGGAGTTCATGAACACCTGCGCCCGCTTCGTGTTCCTGGTCGCTGGGTTGAAGAACGGCGACTTGCTCAGGATGACGGAGGCGTTGAACGAGGCCTCCGACGCGGCAGCGACGTAGTCCTTCCCGACCACGTCCGCCAGCCCGCCGACCCGAGCAGCCCCATCCTTCCCGACGTAGATCGCGGCAGCGCTGGACCCGGGGCCCAGGTCGATGACCTGCTTCCCTGCGTACACCGACAGGTACCTCGACAGGTCAACGCCCCCGTCGACGGGAGCCTTCGCCTTCAGCTCCTGGAGGCGCTTCACGATGCTGTCGACGCTGAGCACGCCCCTCCCGCTGTTCTCCAGGATGGCAAGCAGCTGCGTGAACACGTTGTCGACCTGGGAGAGGGGACCACCCAGGTCGGGTTGGACCTTGCCGACGAGGTCCGACGGCGTGAACATCTCGAAGATCCCCTCGAGGCTGCTGAAGTCGGCGACCACCATCACCCCACAAGGGCTGCGACGACGGCGAGGTCGGGCACGCTGATCAACGTGCCAGGCGGGACCTGCATCCCCCACCCGATGCCGCTGGCCGCCGCCAACACCCACCAGTAGCGCCCGTCGCCGTACGCAGCGCCTGCGATGGTGTCCAGGCGTTCCTGGCCGCGGAGAACGATCGTTCTGACCGGGAGCTGCTTGCTGGCGATCGCCGCCTGGATCGCCTCCCTCGCGCGCCCCGTGCCGTGCTGCGCCCCGAAGTTCAGGACCGGTGCCCTTGCGTACCTGCTGAACGCCATGGCCCTAACTACCCAGCACCGTCGCTCATTCCTGCTGGCCCATGCCCCCGACGGGGTAGACGGGCGCCCGGTTGAAGCCGTTGTGGTCGAGGCCCGGGCTGATGTCGTGCACCGGCGAGAACGCGATGGTGACCTTGCAGATCTTGGGCGCGGTCCGGCCGTACTGCGTCTCCCACGTCACCTTGTCGTACCAGTCGAAGTGCATCGTCTCGATGACCCCTGCCAGGCCCTTCCCGGCCGTGTCCCTGAAGGACCGCGCGACCGCGTTGCCGCCGGCCGCCGGGCTCAGGAACGCCGTCGCGGCCGCCACGAAGTCGCCGTTGAGGCTGCTGACGTTCCCGAGCGCGTCGCCGACCGTCGCAGCGTTCTTCGACGCGGCGGCCCGGGTGGCGTCGGTGGGGATCAACGACGCGATCGGGAAGGCGTAGCTGCCGCCGATGACCCTCTGCAGAGGCCGCGACGGGTTGTCGAACTCCGCGGCGGCCTCCCGCTGCATGCGCCCTGAGCGGTTCGCCATCAGCTCGACGGCGAACTGCACGGTGCCCACCACCATCGTCGGGTTGGTTGGGTGCGTCCCCGTCACCTTCACCTCGAAGATGCCGCCGAAGTGGGTGCTTGGATCGAAGCGAGGCGCGAACCTGGGCCCATCGCCGGACGGTGCCACCACCGCGGGCAGGGGCAGGTTCAACCCGCCGCCAGAACCACCGCCGGGCCCGTCGACGAGGTCGTACAGCCCGGTGCACGGGACGTACGTCTCACCGTTGGGGTTCAACATGATCTGCTGCAGTGCTGCCGACAGCCTGTCCACGGCGTCCTGGTCGATGGAGTCCGCGCCCTGGAACGTCTTCCCGTCGACGGTGAAGCTCTTGTCTCCCATGCCGAAGAGGCGTCCGAGCGCGAACAACGAGAAGTTGCTGCGCAGCAGGTCTCCCAGCCGGATCCTGATGAGCGGTGACGCGCCGATCAGCTGGCTGAAGGGCTGCGTGAAGCGGTACGAGGTACCGTCAGCGCTCGACAGCTGTATGCCGGGGGTGTACTGTGGGTAGACCATGGTGACCAGCTTGTTCAGCTTCACCCACATCTCGTCGAAGTCGGCCAGCGACGTGGCTGCGACGTAGAACGACATGCCGATCCTGCGTTCCGTTCCCTCGTAGACCTTGACGGCCTCGACCCGGCCGAAGCCCTTCGAGCGCTCGTACGCGGCCGTGTAGTCGTCGGACAGCGATGCCAGGAAGGCATGGAAGCCGATCATCTCGTTGGTCCGCAGGTCGTGGAAGTAGAACGGCACGTACGAAGCGCCCAGCTCGTCCTCGAACCTGGCAGCGACCTCGGGCTCGATCCTCGGCCCAGCGTCGGCCCTACCGACGACGGCACGCAGCTGGGAGTACGGGTCGCTCCTCACCCCCAGGAACGGGTTGAACTGGCCCATCCCCCTGCTCCCGGCGAAGGCCAGCGATGCTCCGAGCACGTTGGCCGGGAGCAGCACGCTCGCGGGGGCCGTGTTGGACGCCCAGGCCAGCTTCAGGCTCCCCCGCAGCCTGCTCTTGCCCACCGCGCCCCCAACGACGTCGCTGCGAGCGTCCATGGCCGACACCTTCGTGCCTCCCGACGCGTCGCGGTCTACGAAATCGTCGACGCTCGACAGGGCAGCGTCGCCCAGCATGGCGAAGACGTTGCAGGCCGCCACCAGCTTGGACGACCTGATGACGTCGAGCAGCGCCAGCGCCTGCGTCGCCGCGTTGATCGGGTTGCCACCGACCTTCTTCAGTTGGTCGACGACCGTCAGGCTGCTGCGGACGATGGCCCGAGCGACGACCACGTTGAAGCCCGGGCTGTCGAGGCTGGAGGCCAGCGAGCCCGCCAGCTCGGCGCCGATCGAGCCCAGCCCGGGCTCGCCCTCGACGGTGATCCCAAAGAACGCGTTGAGGCCCACGGTGAGGGCACGGTTAAACGGGAAGTGGGTGGGTTGGATACCCAGCAGCCCGCTGAAGTTGAGCGACGTGAGGGCGGCGACGGAGCCCCCGAGGCCGCCCGCTGCCTCCTTCTTCGCCTGCTTGCCGACGGTGATGTACTCTCCCAGGCTGTAGCGCCCCTGGGCATCGCGTGCGGGTCGCTTGGTCCCGGGCGTGATGAGCCCCAGCACGGAGCCCAACGAGCCGACGACCAGCTCCAGGCCCGCCAGCAGGGCGGTGCTCAGCACGACCATCCCCACGGCGTCGATGCCCGAGAAGGGATCGTCGACGTTGTTCAGCTGCCCCCACGACGAGGACCCGAAGCTAGCGACGCCCTCCGGCGAGAGCTCGTCCTCGGTCAGCTGCTGCAGCACGTCGGCGGCCTCCAGCAGCCTGACGTCGACGCGGGATGCGCCCAGCTGCGCGGGGCCGGGAAGCAGGGCACCGGCCTGCTCGCCCACCGAGCTCGGGTCGGCGCCCGGATCGGCTGAGCCGAACTCGCTGCCCGCCCGCATCGTGAGGAGCGGGCCCACCGCAGCCAGGCGCTCGACCGAGATCCTGGCCCCGCCCGGGCCACGCAGCTCTGGGTTGAACCCCGACGCGCCCGATGGGCCATCCGAGAACGTGGTGGACGCAGAGAACCTGTTCTGCTGCAGGACGCTGGACGTGTAGCCCGCCACGACCGCCGAGGTGTCGACGTGTCCCGGGACAGCGCGGAGCGCGACGGCAGGTCCCGTCGTCGCGTTCCCCGCCACGCCGGCGAGGATGTCGTTCCCATCGACGCCGGTGGGGGCTCCACGACCCTTCTTCGTCCGCGAGGCCAGGAACGTGGCCGCGGGGGTCGGTGGGTCGACCAGCGCCGGATCGGGGAGGAACGCTGATGAGTTCCTGGGCGCCCCCGCGCCGGGCGACCGCAGGCTCGGGCCACCGTCCGGTGCCGTCGTCGAGGCGTCGAGAGCGGTCCGGTCGATCGGGTACCGGTTGGGAGCGCCCGCGGCGCCCGCCCTGCCGGTCGTCACGTCGCTGAGGTACTGCGCCAGGGTCGTCCTCGTCCGGCGCGTCAGGTCGCGAGGCTTACCGTTGGCGTCCACGAACGCCTCGCTGACGTCGATGACCCCAGCGCGTGGTCCCTGCGGGCCGCCCGAGGCCTCGGGCATGCCCGTGTCCATCGTGTACGTCTGACCGTCGATCTCGAACCCGCCCGGCCCAGTGTCGATAGACCCGCCCATCCCGCTCACCCGCTGGAGCCCGACGCTGGGCTCCCCACGCTAACTACCCGGCCGGGCGCGGAGCCCGCCCCGCGGATCGTCGCCGCGGCGGAGGGGTTGGCCACGACGTGCTCCGCGACGGCGGCGACCGCGGTGGCGAGCTCCGAGACGAAACCGTCGACGACGGCGGCGGCGCGCCGCCGCTCGTCGTCGCTGCGGGCAAGGGCCATCGCGGCGCGGTACGTCGGCGAGCGCCTGAGCATCTCAGCGTAGCGGTCCACGGCCCCTCCTCAGTTCCTCGTCCCGGCCGGGTGGGTGATGGCCGGCGCGTCCGGGGTGTTGGGCACCGGGCTGGTGGCTCGCTCGCCGACGTTGTCGTACGTCGCGAAGTTGAGGCGATCCCTGATGACGGAGCCCTCGCGCTGCAGGATCACCCTCTCGACCGCGCCGGCCTCCATCGTCACCGTCATGTTGACCGTGATCGCGATCTCCTTGCTGGGGTTGACCGTGTAGGTCATCTTCCCGCCCAGCCCCACGGCGCGGGCGACCCGATCGAGGCGCGCCTTGATGTCGATCCTGTTGGTCGACGCCGCCGCCAGCGCTGCGTCGAGGTCGTTGGCCTGCTTGACCATCTCACGCACTGCGCTGAGGGCGCCGACGATGCCGCCCTTCCCCTGCTCGTCGCCGTGGATGACCCCGGCAAGCTCCTGCATGTTCCTACCGAAGCTGCGCAACGATGCCGACGACAGGCCGCCGCCCACCTGCTCCTGCAACCGGGCGACGACCGACAGCGCCCTGGGCAGGGTCGACCCCAGCCCGTCGAGCGCCGCTGGGTCGACCTTGATCGCCTGCTCACCGCCCCTGAGGGCGTCCGCCACCAGCCGCCCGGCCTCGACCGAGGACCTCAGGACGTCGGCCATGACCTTCAGCTTTTCGACCTGGTCCGGCGCCACGGTGCCCGCCTGCTGCAGGACGCTGCCCAGCACGCCGGTGGTCAACGCGGGCAGCAGCTTCCCCATCTGCTCGCCCATGGCGTCGAGCGCCTTCCCCAGGGCGGCAGCGTCGAGCTTGCTCACGTTGGTGGCCCCCAGCTTCAGGGGGCCGACGGCGACCAGCGCGTTGTCGACCGACGTGGTGAACGCCTTGAGGGTGTCGCCGGACGGCGCGAGCGACTTCATCACGCCGCTGATGGCACCCAGCAGGGCCGCGACCGTCTCAGCTGCCTTGGCGTTGGGCAGCTGGATGCTGCCCAACTGCTGGACGACGTCGATGATGCCGCCCTTCCCAGAGCTGTCGCCCCTGACCATGGACATGATCCCGTCGCGCATCTTGGTCATGTAGTAGTTGACGTCGGTGGCGAGGTCGGTGAACGGCTTGGGCCCGCTGAGCTGGGCGAGGAAGCTGCTGCCGGCCTCGAAGAACGCCGGCGGTGGGACCATCGCCGCCATGGTCGCAGCGACGGCGCTGAGGACCTCGCTGAACGTCCGCGCCTTCTCGACGAGCCCATCGGCCAGCGATAGCTGCTTGAGGCTGTCCATGACGGTTTCGACGATGCCGACGACGCCGTCGCCCGAGCCCCGCGAACCGATCATCTCGCGCATGAGCCCACGGGCGGCGGTCACCTTGGCGGTGAACGATTCCGACCTGCCGGTCAGCAGCTCGGCCAGCGACGGTTCCATCATGTCGATGACGCTGACGAGCGACTGCGTGAACGCCTGGACCGAGCGCATGATGCCGAGGAACGCGTCGACCTTCGTCTGGAAGCCGGCGTCGACGCGGAGGCCGGCCAGCTGCTTGATGATGGCGACCGAGATGCCCGACATCTCAGCGACGGCCGCGCCGACGACGGCCATGCCCGCAGCGGCCAGGACGAGGGCGGCCGCCTGGGGGCCCGACGCCAGAGCGCCGAGGGCGATGGACGCGCCGATGAGCGGGACCATCGCCAGGAAGACGCCGGACATCTTCAGCATCACGTCGCCGGCCGCCGTGAGCTGCTCCGGGCTGCCGACGGCCGACAGCAGCGCCGTGAGCCCAGCGCCGACCGTCCCCACGATCCCGACCGCGGCCGTCACCACCAGCCCGCCCAGCAGCACGTCCTTGACGTTGCCCGCCCTGGACGCCAGCCGCAGCGACAGCGACAGCGGCACCGACGCCAGGACCACCGCGCCCAGCACCTCCATGGGAGGCAGCACGTCGCGGGTGGTGCGGATGCCTGCCGCGTCCAGGGTGCGCTTCATGATCCCAAAGGCGTACGCCATCTCGACGCCGCCGACGCTGAGGGCGGTGGCGACCGCGACCAGCTTGAGGCCCAACGTAGCGGCCTCCCGGACGCCCCACCCGCGGCCGGCGTCGACGGCCGACGCGACCGCCTTGTTGACGGCCCCGACGCGCTCGATCCCGTCGACGCCGGTCGTCGGGACCCGCCGTGCGGCGCTAGCAACGTCGCCTGCACGCTGCACGAGGTCGCTGACGGCTCGCCGGCCGCTGCCCGTGAAGAAGCCGACGGCGCTCTTCGCCATGCTGGCCGCCAGAGCGCCGAGCATGGCGCGGGCCAGGGCCGGGCCGAAGAGGACGGTCGCCACGTACGGGATCGCCGGCTTGACGGCGCCGGTGAACGCGTCGGACCTGAGGTAGCCCGCCAGCTTCTGCCCCAGCGTCCGGACCATGTCGGCCAGGACGGGCGTGATCTCCTTCCAGGCGTGGCGCAGGCCGTCGACGACCGGCGCGAGCACCTCGCCCATGAAGCCTAGGCCATCCTTCCCCGCCGCGGCTGCGCCGTCGAGCAGCCTGCGCTTCCCGGTGATGAGGTCCATGACCAGCCGCAGGCCGTCGGCGACCTTGTCAGAGGCCCAGCTGATGCCCTCGCCGACGATGCGACCGATCGACCTCAGGGTCCGCTTGAAGCCGTCCAGCAGGCGCCGACCATCGGGCGATTCCTCGTTGAAGAAGTTGAAGAAGCTGTCGCGGAGGCTCCCCATCAGCCCCGCGAAGGACGCCTTCCCGTTCGGGTCGCTCAGGTCCTTCATCCACGAGGTGATGACGTCGACGACGCTCCCCGTCAGGCGCTTGAACTTGGCCGGGTTGAAGAACCCAGCGATGCCGCCCAGGAAGTCCTTCACACCCGGGAACAGCTGGACGAACGCGCGGCCCAGCCGGACGCCCTCGAGGTACGTCTGCTGCAGCGCCCTCTTGATGTTCCAGATGATCTCCCTGAACTCCTTCGACGACTGGATGCCGCCGAGGAAGCCCTTGATGAACATGTCCCAGAAGCCACCCTCCTGTGGGCCCCCAGCGATGACCATCCGCTCGATGGCGTCGGCCAGGCGCTTCATCGCCTGGGCCTGCGTCATCGTCTTGCGCTCAGCCTCGCCGCTCTTCTTCTTGATCTCATCCAGGCGCATGCCCTGGTTCTTGAGCGACAGCGCGCTCTGGACGATGTCCTCGCTCAACCCCGTCGTCGTCGCTGCCAGCTTCAGGGAGGCCCTGTCGAAGTTCGACGCGTCGACACCGGCCTGGCGGAACGACTTCCGCAGCAGCTCAAGCTGGTCGGCCGGGTTCTGCGCCTTCATCAGCTCGAAGGCGTCGATGTTGACGCCAAAGGCCTGCGACAGCTTCGCAGCATTCTCAGCCGCCGCGTCGAACGTGTCGAACGCGTCCAACGTGCCCGTGATGTCCTTCAGCTCGAAGCCCAGCTTCCGAGCGTAGGTCGACGCCTCGGCGATCTGCTTGACGGTGGCGCCGCCGAAGTGCCTGACGTCGGACAAGGCCTTCGACATGTCGCGCGAGATGAGCTTGGCGTCGAGGCCAAACGCATCGCCCAGCTCGTAGGAATAGCGCGTCATGTCCTTCAGCGCGGTGCTGGTCTGACGGCCCATCGCCACCGAGCTCCGCGCCACGCCGCGCATGTCGTCGTTGGCGATGCCCAGGCCCTTCTGGTACGCGAGGAGGGCACCACCGTTGTCGACGAACTCCTTCCTGACAACGCCGAAGGCGCCGCCCATCTCGGTGGCCAGCTCCCGGATCTCCTTGAGCCTGTTGGCGAGGTTGCCGAACACGCGCCAGGCGCTCAGCCCGGTGTCCTTGAACCCCGTCAGGTTCTCGGCGGTGGTGACGATCGCCTTGTTCGTCGGGCCCGACAGGGCACCGAACTGCTTGCGTAGGTTCTCGATCTCCTGGGCCAGCTCGTTCATGCCGTTCCCGGAACGCGCCGCGAGGTCGACCAGCCCCTCGAAGATCTTGAACGGTATCGCGATGATGGACGCGGCCACGTTGGCGACGCCGTCGACGAAGCCCGTGAGGAAGCCGGTGACGCCCTTCGACAGGGCCACGACGTTGCGCACGCCCTGCGCGAAGCCGCTGAGCGCCGCGGTACCGACGGCCACGCTGCGCGGGAAGCGCGAGCTGAAGTTCCTGCCCGTGCGGTCGGCCTCCTTGCTCAGCCGCTGGAACGTCGCCTCGGAGGCCTTTCCGGTGTCCCTGAGGCGATCCTGCACCTCCTTGACGGCCTTGCCGAGGACCTCAACGCCCTGCGTGGGGCCCTGGGTGTTGAGCCTGCCGAAGGCGTCGGCTAGCTTCTCGACGATGGAGACCTGCGTCTGGTACGACCGCTCGATCCTGTCGCTGGCCGCGGCCATCCGCTCCACCTGGCTAGCCAGGCGGGTCATCATCGTCAGCTGGTCGGTCAGCTCCTCAGCTGAGGCCATGCGACGCTTCCCGGATCACAGGGGCCATGGCACCCCTAGGATGGACTCGAACTCGTGGGCTGAAGCATGCTTCAGCCCGAGGACGTGCATCACCGAGTCGACGGTCGCCCCGGGGCGGCTCAGCTCGTCCTGGAACCGCCTCGACGCGAGCATGGCGTCCGACACGGCGCGGACCTGCTCGGGCGTCCCGCGGATGCGCAGGTTGACGGCCCTGCCCGCCAGCCATGCGGCCACGGTCGCGAAGAAGATCTTGCCCAGCGGGGCCAGCCGCAGCTCCTGGAGCGGTTCGGGTCGCATCGCCTGTAACTATGCGGGAGGGGCCCGATCGATCAGGTGAACCTGCGGAGGCGCGCCGGCGCCTGCGGCCTGTCGCGCCCCTGCAGCTGCCTCATCTCGGGGGTGTCGCTGTGGAGAGCGCGCGTGGCGGCGCCCCCGTTGTTCCCGTTGCCCTTGCTGAGCTCGCGGTTGATCCGCTCGATGAACCACCGCTTGTAGGCGACGGGGAGCGAGGCCGTGTCGGAGTACTGGAACCCGCCGTAGTACATCAGCAGGAACGCGGGTTCCAGTATCAGGTCGACCCTATTTTCCGGCCGTAGGCCAAAGAAACGAGGTCCCGAACGGGATCGTCACCTCCTCGGTGTGGTCGCAAGACTGGCAGGTGACCTCCTGGCGCATGGCGATCCCCGGTTCATGGTCGCGGACGTGCTCCCGCAGCGCCCTCGAGTCGCGGGCCGGCATGTTGCGGACGAAGGCCCCGATCTTCGCCCTGTCGTCGATGCCGTCGATCGAGACGATGCTGTGCAGCAGGTTGGAGGTGACGGACGCCTCGCTGGGCAGGCCCAGCTTCTTCTGCTTGGCGGCCAGGGCCGTGATCTCCTCCTCGTCCCGGCCCGTCAGGAAGCGGAAGCGGACGTTCTTCCGGGTGTAGGGCAGGGTGAACTCGAACGCGTTGGTCCCAGGTTCCAGGGGGGCCATCTCCAACCGCTGGATGGGGAGCGCGGCCAGGTCGAACGTCTGCATCCACTTCGCCGAGCACTCCCGGCACGTCACCTCGGCCTCGTACTCGGCGCCGTACCCGGTGATCCGGATGGCGACCGTCAGGGCGGTGCGGTCGCCGGTCAGCATGTCGAGGGGCTCGATGGCGCGGTTGACCAGGCAGGAACGTATCAGCTCGGTGATGACGGTGCCCTTCTTCAGGAGGGCCTGGTTGGTCAGGATGTCCTCCTCCCGCGTCGTCATGGCCCTGATGTCGACCGTCTCACAGCCGTGGAGCGGCGACCCCGTCGGGTACGTCAGGCCGTTCGACGGCAGCGGCACCGTCTCGGTCGGGATCTCGTAGCCGAAGTCGGCCTTCACCTTCTCGGCGATCGACACCTGCGGGATGCCGGGCCCGATCGGCGGTGAGAAGACCTGGTTTCGCTGCTCTCGTTCCTCTGCCATGCGCACGTCGCTCCTATCCTGGGCAAGGTAACCGTCCACGTGCCCAGCGTAAATGGGCCCGTCGGTACATTCCTGGGCAGGATTTAGCGCATGCCATCGACATGGCATTCCATCGACGGGGTGCGCGGATTATTCCTGGGCCGGTCCGTGGGTGGCCGTCGGCTGAAATGACGTCGGGTCGGTCAGCAAGCTGACCGACCCGCGGGTTCTGCTTCGTGGTCCGTCAGTACTGGAGGACCGCGGTGTCGTAGCGCAGCGTCAGGCTGATCTCGACGGGGGTCCCGTCCTCGTACGTCAGCTCGCCGAAGTTGATCTCCGTCGGGAACACGCCCTTGACGTCCCAGAGCTCGACGACGGTGCCGATGGGGTCGAGCAGCTTGAGCTGCACGTCGCGCTTGTAGAAGTCCGCGTAGCCCGCCCGGCCGGAGACGACCTCGTAGCAGGCGCGCAGCCATTCCATGACCGACTGCGCGCCGCTGGGAGCGATCGCGTCGTTCAGGGTGACGGGCATGGTGTTGAACTTCGTGGTGCCCGCCAGGTAGCGCCGTGAGTTGATGAACGGCATCTCGACCTCCTCGGTGGTGATCGAGGGGCGAGCTGCCGTCTTCATGAGGTAGGCGTCGATGCCCTCGATCATCAGCACCCAGCGATTCTGCCGCTTGGGCTCGAACTTGTTGGGCAGCATCGAGGTGACGTCGAGGGTTTCAGCCATTGAACTCTCCGGTGTGACTTTCTGTCGATGCTAACTATCAGCCAGGCGCCATGAGGGAGCGCAGCACCCGGTTGGCGAGCAGGTCGACCTGCTCGCGCACGTGCTTCAAGCAGTCGTCGGCGATGCGTGAAGCGTAGTGGTCGACGTCCTCGAAGCGCACCGGGCGCATGAGCTCCTCGTCTGGGACCGTGCCCATTACCTGCTCGATGACGTCGCTGGCCGCGTGGTCCGACGTCAGCGCCTGCTCGATGAGGAAGCAGATCCCGCTGGAGACCAGCTCGACGGTGTCGTCGAGCGTGGCCCGCTTCCCGTCCTCGGCTTCCTTGATGACGCTCCGGACGATGCTCCGCAGCTCCCTTTCGCTCAGCTTCATTCTGATTTCCCCTACTGGATACGATTGGTGACCTGGAAGTCAAGGTCGACGTACTCGAGCGACTTGGTCGGCTGGACCTTGATCTTGCCGCGGATGGTGTTGTTCTCGATGTCTTGCTGCGTGGTCGTCGAGCTGTCGATGATGATCTTGAACCGCTCCAGGCCCGCCAGCGCTTGGATGCGCGCCAACCTCGGGGTCACGCCGGCGGAGAACTTCGCTAGCGTCGCGTCGCGGTTCGGTTCGAAGATGATGGTGTCGGCGACGTCGCGAACGTTCCTCCTGATCTCGATCAGCAGGCGCCTGACGTTGACGCGGTCGAGGGCGCTGGCGTGCTGCTGCAGCGTGCGCTGCCCCCAAACGACCACGCCCCCGGTGGGGTTGGTGCCCCCGCGGGCGTTGCCCGGGAACGACGTGATCGGGTTGATGTTGGCATCGTAGAGGGCGTCCATGTTGGGCTTCGACAGCAGGACGCGGGCCTCCTGCGTCGTCTGGAGCGCGCCCCTCGTGAAGCCGGCCGGAGCGAACCACGGGTGCCCGACAGCGTCATTGAGGGCCATCGCGCCCAGGACGACGACGGACGGCGGGACGACGACGTTGGTCTTCGTCGTCGGGTCCGGCATCACAACGTCGGGGAAGTACGCCGCCGCGAAGCTGCTGTCCAGCGCCCTCGCCGCGAAGTTCTGCGCCGTCAGCGACACCGATGGCGTCTGCGCGTCGGAGACGACGACGTTGCCGTCGTTGTCGACCTGCTCGATGTCCATGATGTACAGGGCGTCGAAGCGGTCCGTCACGGCAGCGACGGTCGCGTCGGTGACGACGGAGTGCCTGATCCCGGGCACGGCCAGCAGCTGCAGGTCGACGGCCGACGTCTCGCCCATGATCTGGACGGCCTTCGTGTAGGCGGAGACGTTCGGGCCCAGGTTGAAGCCCCGGTTCGTCGCCGCCATGTCAGCCTCCACGGCCGCGCTGTTCAGCTTGGCCTCGTCGGGATCGAAGACGTTGGTGCCGTCGAACCCGCCCTGCAGCATGAACGTCCACTTGAGGAACCGGCGGTTGGGCTGCGTGAAGTCCGCGGGGGCGAGCCTGCGCGTCTTCGCAGCATCGTTCGTCACAATGTTCCCGCCGCGGACGTAGACGGCGCTGGCCCACTGCTGCGGGTCGGCCGTCCCCACCGAGCTGGTGACGACCTGGACGTTCATCAACGTGAAGGAGTTGTTGT